CGGGTAATGCCTTGATTGGCTAGCTGGTTTTCCAGTTGGCCGCGACGGCGTTCAAGCTGCGGCGTCAGGCGGGAGAAAATCGCGTCCTGTACCGACTGGCCCTGAATGGGCATTTGAGCCAGTTTGGATTCGTCGATGGTCGGGTTTTCAAGGAGCCGGTCAACATACCCCAGTCCCTTCTCTGCCGTGCCGAGAAGCCCTTGATTAAGGCGAGTGTTTTGCTCTAAAATTTTTTGCTGGTCCGGCGAGAGCGTTATAGTTGCAGTCCATCCGCCATCAGGATTAGTTTCATTCCAAAAATCACTCTCCTTAGGCATCATCGGCATTGCATTTCCTGTGGCCGCCGAACCACCTGGAACTAATCGATCAATAACAATATCCTTTAATGAAAATTTAGATTGGCTTGCCGCTTGTTGTGGGTCGTTCAATTTAGCGTAATAACTACGCATGGCAGCATCATATGCGTCCTGATTAAATGATCTCCCTGTATCCTGCGTATAAGTCAAATTCCCATAAGGAGTGACCTGATTAACCCGATTTGCTGCTGTTTGCGCACGAACGGCATCCAGGTTTCCCTGTGCGGTCTGCCGGGCAGCGGCAGCGTAGTCAGGCGGAGGGGGCGCTTTGGGCTTCGACATACTTCACCTTTAAATTTAACCATCTACATTGATCGCGGAACAGGCGATAAACCAGCACGTCGCCATCCGGGGCCGCGTCTTTGAGGGTCGCCTCCAGCTCAAAGCCCAAGTGTTCATCAAACCTTCGTGCGTCAAGATTGGACGCCGGGACAAGGCCGGTAATGCGTTTTACTTTCAACTGCTCGAACGGATACCAAAAACAGAAATGCAGGAATTCGCGTGTCAGCCATCGCCTGCCGGGTTGGGCGGCAACGTGCATGTTAATCGAAGCGCCGTTGTAGTAATCGAACAGAACCCCGGCGATCAGTTCGCCGTCTTCCTCTAGACCGATGGCGGTATAGTCCGCAAACCCGCCCACGTCGAGCGCATCCCCCACAAACGCCGCAACACGCTCCGGCTGGTCGGTGACGATCCGCTTCAACCAATCACCCCGCCGACCTCATACACGTACACGGTCGAGGCCCATCGGATGTTGACGCCATTGGACGCCGTGACAAGATGCAGCGCGGCGACGTTGCCGATTCCGCCGATGGTCTGCCAGTCTTTCTTGATCGAGTACGATCCGCCCCATACCGACGCATCCCATGTCGCGGAATCCCAGGTCGCCGCAACGGTTGCCGTGAACGTCGGCGTTCCAACTGGAGCACTGGTGTCGTAATCCGTATTGATGCCGAGCAATACGCCGGGATTTCCATCGGTGGAAATGATCGGCTTCGCCATCTTGAAGTGCTTGATGTTGCCGCGATTGCCGAACGCGGAGAACGCCGGCAGGACTTCGCCTTCAATGTTGGCGTTAAAGTCGCTGTTACCGTTCCACGCCTTGCAGACCTTGCCCGCCGTGCCGAAGTAGATTTCGTCGTCGAACAGCTCCCAGCACGTCGCATCCCAGCCCTCGAACCAGCACCACGCGCCGGTGATGGTGTTCATCACGTACTGCTGGCTTGCCGTCGAACTGGTCGGCACGTTGAGGATCAGCATGTTTTCGACCGGATACGGCAGAATCTGCCAGCCGAAATTACTGCCGTAAAGGCTCGTCGCTTCGCTCACGGCCTGCTGAATCTTGTCAGTCAGTGCCGACTTGGTGTTGACGCGGCTGCTCATCAGGGCGCTGGAAAACGGCAGCAAGCCATCCTGCGACACGATCAGCAAATCCCCGCCGAACTTGACCAGACAGCGCCGCCCGATAGGGTTGCCGATGTGCCACACGCCAACAAGCGCCCAGGTATTCGCGCTGCTGGGGTCGGTGCCTTTGTAAACCGCCACCTCGCCTTCGGACGTGACAAAGACGGCGTGATCGTCCAGCCCTTCGCCAGCATCGAGCGACCATGTACCCATCGCCATCAGATAGCCGCCGCGCTTGAAGATGGGCCGGAAATCGAATGATGCCGCTGCCCCGGCGATGGAGTCAGTCGGCAGATACCACGCAAGCAGGGTGTCCTTCTGCACCCCCCACACCCGGCGCTTATGGATGTTGAGGTGAATCCAGGTCGCGGTATCCACCCCCGTCACCGTATAGGTCGCGCCGCCGTCCACGTCCCACGCCGAGCCGGTGTAGTAGCGCATCTTGTCCGCGCCGTTCACCGCCAGCAGGAACGCCCCGCCCGTAGTGGAAAAGTTCACATGCTGGAAGCGGGCATTGGTCAGCGCCGTTACAGCAGAAGCCGGGGGCGTGCCGTCGGTGTCGCTGTTGGTCACGTCCACGATTTCGGCAGTCGCGCCCACGTCCACCACGGCGAACAGCTTGGACGCTGTGGCCGACTGATAGCCCATCAGTGTTTCAACCGTGTCGCCCGTGAAGCCCGTCACCCAATCAATCACGCCCTGACGGAGCATCACGTCCGATGCGGTCGGGAAGTAGTTTTTGCAGATAACCGCGTCCGTCTCGGCCATGTCAGCGATGTTGTCGCGCTTGTTCCAGCCACCCGTAGGCGCGGGAATGCTTGCCGTCCTGGCGACGGGGCGGCGTTGCTTGACCAGCATCAGACGTTCCAGCTACCGGACGGCACCGCAACCGCCGGGAGAATGTCGTAGCGGTTGTCGGCGAGGTTGATCCAGTCTTTCGAGCCGTCTCGGGCGATGGCGTCGATCACCCGGCGTTCGTACTTCTCAAGGTCGGCGGTGTAGTCAAAACCCTTCGCGGCTTTCCAGCGCCAGATAAGGCCAAGCGTCAGGATGCGCTCGTCCAGCAGGCCCACGTCCGCATCGTCGGCAAAGGCTGCGCGCTCGGTTGCGCCGGTCGAGTCGGTGCACCAATAGCGGCTGATGTACTCGAAATAGCACGTCTGCCCCGCAGTCGGCGCGGGGATGAACATGAGGTCATCGCCACGGATGCGGAACTGATTGAACGGGCCTTGAAACGCCATCGCCTTGCGCTGCTGCCAGCGTTGGCGGGTCAGCGGGCCATATACGGGCCGGCGCAGGTCGCGGTTCCAAATCGTGTCATTGATGATGTAATCGAGGCCGGGCGCAATGCGCGTAATAGCCCCCTGCACCTCCGCTGCAACCGTGGTGAAGCTCGTTTCCTTGGTGATCGCCTGCCATACGTGCCGCGTTGCCAGCGCCTCGCCTTCCTCGTTCAACAGCGCGACCATTTGGATGATTTGCGCATCCGTATTGCCGATGGCCGCGTTAGGCGAGGTCAGGCCGACCCGTTGGCAGGCGGTTTGAACGATGGTCAGGCAGGTCATTTAGGCGGCTTCCTGAAGTTTCGGCTTGCGGCCACGGCGCGGGGCGTCCTCGCCCGCTTCAATGGCGTTCATGCGCTTTTCCAGCGCGGCAATCACGTCATCACGCTTTTGCAGTTCACGCTTGAGGTGCGCGACTTCCTCGGCCACCTTGCCGCCATCCTGCGCGGCTTCCAGATAGGCGCGGCACTTGTCGCGGAACATGCGTGCACCCATGCCTGCGGCTTTCAGGGTGTCCTCGGTCATCGAGGCGGCGGCTTCCACGCTGTAGATGTGAAGCTGGGCGTAGTTCTCGGCTTCGGCAGGCGTCACAAATGGCACATTGCGCAGCGCGGTTTCGCCTTCCGGCACATTGCCATCAATGCCGTTCTTCCAGTTCTCGTAAGCGCGGTGGAAGCCGTCAACCCATTCAGCCGGGTAGGCGGTGCGGCGACCTTGGTACAAATCCTCTTTGATCTGCGCCAGCCACTTTTCGGCATTCTTGACCGTCCAGTCCTTGCCGGGCGGCTGTGAGATGTTGACGATGTTCACGTCGCGGAAGATGGCGCGGCCTGCCTCAAGGCTGGCGGCCTGATCCTGAATCGACTGGCGCTCGAATCGAACGATGGGGGGGCGTGCTTCATGAATGCCGATCATTTTTGCTTGCTCCTGTAAAGGGATTGGGGTCTTTGTTGGCGACTCTGTTGGGAGCGGCCAAAAAAAACCCCGCCGAAGCGGGGAACAGTCCTACAGGCAGGATGTTTAGAGGGTGCGGCCAACCTTCGGCCAGTTGATGAAGGCGGCAGCCATGGTGGCACTGCCCGCAGCGGCGTCCAGCACGATGCCGTCGATGACTTCCGCGCCTGCGGTGGCGTCGTCGTCCAGCTTGCCAGCGGTGGCGGTGGTGTTGAGGATGGTATAAGCGTCCGCAGCAGCAGCGGTTTGGATGTTGCCCGCGCCGAAGATTTGCAGCCAGCCATAACCGGATGCGGCAATCGCAGCACGCGCAACACCCACCAGCTTGCCCGCGCCCGTACCCGGTGCGGAAGTGGTGGTGGTTGCCATGACTGCCTCGAACGAGGAGCCGTCAACAAGGCAGACGTAGCCGTCGCCCGTGATGGCGGAACCGGAGTCCTTGACGTAGATATAGCCCTTGGGGCCGGCGCTCGTCATGTTCCAGCCGATGGTGCCGAGGGTGAACTCCGGGCCTTCGCCGCTGGTACGGACGTTGGTGGGATTGATACCGGAAACGTACATTTTGTGTCCTTTCGTGAAAGTCAAAGAACCCCCGCCGAAGCGGGGAATTCATCAGGCGTGCATGACCCCTTGCCGCGCCCTATTGCTACAGGTGAGGTTGGCCTGGGTCAGAATAGGCACGACAATGCCGTCCTGATTGACCGACTTCAGCTCTGGCATGATTTCCATCCAGGCGTCCTTGTGGGCGACCAGCTCCAGATAGTCGGTGTTGATGAAGTAAGCGTGCGAGGCAGGCATGCCCGAATCGCTGGAGTCATAGACCACATCGGCAGTCTTGTACTTCAGCGAGACGATGCCGGCCTGAGCCGAATCCGCCGAGGCGTAACGCTTGATGCTGGTCTGCGAGTTTTCAAAGTACGAGAAGTACACCGAATCCATCACGATCAGGTCGGGCGTGTCCATGCCACGGGTACAGGCCAGCCACAGCGGCAGCATCATCGAGTTTTCGATGGTGGTCGCCGAAGGGGTGACGCCGCCGACCGACGCATCGAACACCTGGTTGCGCCAGAAGGCGAAGGTCGAGGCGTTGATGCCGCCGACCGTGCCGACGCCGTACTGCACCGAACCGGAGCCGTCAGCGATGATGTGTTGCAGACCGCCCATCTGGTTAGTGGCGGTGCCGGCGGAATAGAGGTCTTCCGACAGGCCGTTCGCCATCGTGCGCTGGGCGTTCTTGATCTTCGCCTTGACGAAGTTGATGATGCGGTTTTCGCCCGAGTTGGTGCGGATTTCCAGACCCGACGCGGCGACGTTGACCGCGACTTGACGCCACGGGTATTCGGCTGCACTCAGCACGTCCGAAGCCTGGATGTTCAGCACATCAAAGCCGGAATAGCGTTGGTACGTACTATTTTCCGCGAAGTCGATGGGGGTGACAATCGACAGGCCGCCGTCTTCCATGCGGATGCGGCCTTTGGCCGACAGCTTGCGGAACATCGCGTTGTGGTTGGAAACCGCATCGGCCACTTCGGCCTTGTGGTTGCGGTAGGTGGTCGTCACCAGTTCGGTGAACGTGGTAAACAGCGAGGATTGACCGGGAGAGGCCATAATAGTGCTCCTTTAAAATTAGAAAAGCCCCAGCCTTTGGGCCGTGGCTCTGATCGTGTCGTCCATCGTGCCAGTCGGTGCGCCTGCCGGTACGCTGCCCCTGCGGGGTACGTTGACGGCGTTTGCCCTCTTGGCTTCCTGTGCCTTACGTTCCGCTTCAACCTTGGCGGCGACCTCGGCCTGCTGTTTGGCAAGCATGGCGGCGCGGGTTTGCGGATTGGCCCAAACGGCCTGTTCGTAGGCGTCCGATAGGTCTTTGGCACGACCAGCCTGTAAAAGCGCGGCCATATCCTCACGGACTTGCTCGAAGTGCTCGCGGCCCTCGGCGAACTTGGCAATCTCGCTGTTAAGCGTGTCCTGCTCGCGCTCCTGCTGCGTGCGTTGAAAATCGTTGATAAACCCCTTCAGTTGATTCAACTCAGCCTGAAGGGCATAAACCTGCGGATCGGGTGCGGGGGTCGCCTGCACCTGTCCAATGTCGATGCCGTACTGATACGCCAGCGAGGCCAGCGCGTGCGCCTTCTGCTCGGGCGAGCCGTAGCGCAAGGTGTTGTCGGCTTCAAGCAGCTTGCTAACGGCGACTTCGTGCGACACGCCCAATTGCTGCAGCGTGTGTTCGTAGGGCTGGAACGCCTGCGCGATCTTCTGCGCGAACTGTGCGGCCTCTCGGTACTGCTCAAGCCCCCTGTGCATTTCTTCCGACCGGCGCAGCAATGCCTGCTGGAGTACGGGGCTGGCCTTGGCCCACTCTGCCGCTTCTTCCTTGCGCAGCCCCAACCGCTGCACCTCGGGCGACAAGACGGGTTCCTCGACCGGCTCAACAATCGGCTCGGTCGGTGTCTGTTCTTCCTGCTGCCTGGCCGCAAACCGGCCTTTTTCATCCCGTACCCGTTCGGCTCGTTCTTCCGCCGTTTCTTCCGGCTCGTCGATTTCGGGTTCGTCTCGGGCGTTGATTTCCGCCAGGGTGGCGCGGATGGTGTCGTCCATGCTGGGCGCTTCGTCGTGGGTAGCCACGATTTGCTCGTCAGACATTGGTAGTGCTCCTAAAGTCGTCATGGGCGACCAACTCCCATGCCAGCGCCTCGCGGCGTTTGGTTAGCTAGTGATACTGGTCAGGTATGCGTAAAAAAGCCGCCCTGTTCGGCGGCTGGGTGGTTATTGGTGGGTATTTACGAAAAGACTGCGGTAGGTGGTCTGTTGGGTGATGTATTTGGAGAGATGGTTTTCACAACACTACAAAAGGAATCGCCCCGTACCTTTGGCGATGGAATATAAATCGTTTATGTTCCCGACAACCCTAGCAGAACCTACAATTTCTTTTTGTTTTACATAAGCAACAATTTCCTCAAAATCATCCCTATAGAACTCGTTACCGTCCGCTGGGTTTCCGCCATTCAGACCAGACGGATTTAATGTATCAAGAATTTTGTGGAAAAATAGATTAATGTTTTCGTTTAAAAGAATAGCCTGATCGATCGCTGCTTTAACATTGGTAATGGTTCCACTCACTCCTCCGATCTGCTGTGCCTTGATCCTTGTCGGATTGACAAAACCAGGATCTGCGATCTGCCCGTACATCTGAAAACCCCTGTATGGAGTTTGCGCTCCCAGTCGACCTGTCAGCATTCCAATTGCCGTAAGAACATTTGCGGGGTCAGAGCCGTCTACACCAGCCGTACTCACACCATAAGGGTATGCGAAGTGATACGGGGCATTAGCCCCTATCGCAATGAGGTCAGAGACTCCTGAATTAAAATCAGATTCCATTTGCGTACTAGTCAGGGTACTGTAATTTAAATGCCCCCTGCCGTGATTGGCAATCGCCCACCCATAATTGTTTTGTAGTTCAAGCAGTTCAGTAGAGGTGCAATAGGTAGGGGTATTTCCAATCTTTCCTGTAAAGATGTAAGCCGTTGCGCTATACCCATATTTTGCAAGAATTGGTGCAGCGACTCTCCTTTGTGATGAGTATCCATCGTCACACGAAAATGTGATAAGCGGAATTGATTTAATGTTCGCAACAAGTCCTCCCAAGCCTATTTCTGGGTATGTTGCAGAAACACCTATTGTGACACGATACATTCTTACGCCCGATGCCCAAGAAAAACTTCCATTAAGTGTAAAGTTAGATTGTGCCCACTGAATCAGGAGCCATCCTCTAGGAACTGCAACACGTCCAGTAATAGAGGCAACCGCATAATTCGTCCAGCCGGTGTCGTTTGAGAGATATAACTGGACGCCGACACCCTGATCTCCAGCCCATTTAAGAAACAATCCAATTGCGCCACTCCCAACTTGAACGGCGGAAGAAAATGTCCTCGTTACACTGCTATATGTGCCCGAAGGCGCTGTCATCTTAAGCCCTGACGTTCCTAAGTATTGGTATTCACTTTGCTGCGCAGTCATAGCGCCAGTTCCGTCTGTGGAAAACGTGTATGTTTCGCCAACGCCGTCGAATTTTTCCAGAACGATTGGAACTGACATTGCAGCTTGATCTGGGATTTTTATTCTGTTTGTATCTCTGATTATTCCATCCGCCCCCATCAGCACCGTGTTGCCGAAGGCGTCGGTGGAAAGCTTGGCCGGCAGTTGACCTTCGTTCAACACCACATTAATGGTGCTCTGCCCAAATTGCATGCTGGTTGTTGCCATAATCAGCCTCTAGTCAGTTCCCGGCGTTTCTTCGGGTCAAGCTGGTAAAACGAACGCGCTACCGCCTCATGCAGCCGCGCATCGCTCTTTTGTTCCTGATATTGCTTCTGGCGGGCGGCTTCCTGTTTTTCAACCGCCATACCCTCCCACGGCCTAGAATTGGTGCGCGCCATGTCCTCGCGGCGTTCCTTGCGGCTGGTAATCATCTTGCCGCTGGCGGGGGATTCGTAGGCTTCCCACGGTTGAATGTCCAGCATGAGGTCGGGCGCTTGGTGTTTCTCGGCAAGCCACGCCTGTTTTTCTTGCCATTTCTGTTCAGCACCTTCCGCTCCGTAGGTCGGCGTCCAGTGGGCAATGAATGTTTCCTTTTCAGTCATTGGGCGCATCCTTGTTCATTGCCGCAACCATCGCGGCTTCGGTCTTGCTGCCCGCCTGAATCTGCGCGATCTGAATCCTGGTCTGCGCTTCCAGCTCGGCTTTCCAGCGGTCGAACTGCAATTGCTGCTCGGCCAGATACGCTTCTTGCTGCGCCTTGAACTGCTCGACTTGGGTGGTTGCCTGCGCCCGCATCTGTTCGGCCTGCATGTCGGCCTGAATCTTCGCTTGGTCGCTTTGCGCCTGCTGTAGCTGCTGGGTAAGCTGCTGAATCTGCTGCTGGTATTGCTGTTCCTTCTGCTGCACCTGGTCAATGCCGCCCTGCTCTTGCGGTGCCTGCATCTTGTCGAAAGCGTCTTCCACAGCCGACCCCATGCGGGCGCGACGGGTGACGGTCATGACGATTTCTTTGACCGCCTCAATCGGCACCGCCTTGGCCTGCACCGCAGGGCCGATGCCCTGGATAAAGCCGACGATGCCTTCCAGCACTTCGCGCATGCCGTGCATGTCGGCTTCGATGCTCGCGGCCACGGTCGAATCCGTCTCCACGTCGATGCGGTAGGTGCGGCCAAGGTCGGAGCGGAGTACCTGCATGACCGCTTCCCAGGTGATCGCGTTGGGGTCGACCTGCTGGCCCTGCTGCTGCGCCATCATTAGCTGCTCTTGCGTGGGCAGGTTCACAAGCGTCATCTGCTGCAGCGTGGATTGATCGAACTTCTCGGCGATGATCTCGGCCTTGATGCGGAGAATATCTCGCAGGTAGCGGGCCACGTCCTGCTGCATACGCTTGATGCGCAGGCTTCCCCATTGGCTTTTGATCTGCTGGGCGGTAGCGGTTTCGTTGGGGTTGGACGCCCCCCTCAGAATGTCGCCCATGCCGGTGATTTCATAGATGGTCTGCTTGACCGCATCGCGTTGCAGGTAAAGCTGCTGCAACACCTGAGCGCCCGCCTTGACCAGCGCCTCGGTCGTCCAGATAGCCTTGTCCAGCCCGCCCCGCTCGATCAATGCGGTGACGTTCTGCGCCGGGATCATGTCGTTGTCGTTGCCGCGCATCACCTCGGAAAGCTCCGAAATAGTGGCGTCATACACGCCGCGCAACTTGAGCGCATCGACCAGCTTGTTGATCCGCGTGCTGATGCGGTTCAGTTCTTCGGCCTGTTCCTTGTATTGCTCATACAGGCAAACCGGCGTGAGGCTGTCCACGTCGGCCACGGCGTATATCGGGCGCGGGTTGGGGAAAAAGCCCTGCAGCCCGAGTGGGTCATCAACCACTTTCAGCGGGCCGGCCTTATAGCTGGCGTTGATGAACAGCACTTGCCGTTCGTCCTTGTCCCAAATCTCCCACACCTCGGCGGTCTTGAACGCTTCGGCCTCATGCTCGGCCATCTTGTTCAGGTCGTCGTCGTTGGTGGCGTCAAGCTGGATCGCCTTGCCGATTTCCTCGCCGAACTTCTTGATGAGGTCATCGCGGCTCATGCGATGGCGGAACGCCTCCCAGCACACGTCTTCCCATCGCTTGCCCGGCCCGAAGCGGAAGTCGTCCCATTGCACATGCTCGGCGACGGTCTGCTCCCACTCCAGCTCTTCGGTCACGCCCTCCATTGCTTCGTGCTCGGGGTCTTCGGCGTCTTCGTCGTGGTTTTCCGGGTCTAGCCCCACCTGGCGCATGCTCGGCACGTAGCGCACGCGGCTGATACCACGACCCACCAAGAGCATGTCCAGCACATCAGCACGGGCGAGGCTGTCGAAATCGTAAGTGTCGATGCTGAAGTCGAGCGCCCGGCTCACCACTTCGGAAACCACCTTGCCCAGCTTGTCGGCGTCCTTGTAACGGCGGCGCACGTCAGGCTTGGGCGGGTTGCTGTAGATCGCCGGGAGCATCGTTTCCGTGTTCGACCACAGGATGTTGAAGCTGTTTTTCTTGACGTTTTCGCCTCGGTACAGCTCCAGCACGCCCTGCGCGGTCTTGCGCCATTCGCGCTCACGCTTGTCGGCAAGACGCAATTCCAGCAGCCAGCGGCGCACCTGGGCGGCGGGGTTGTCCCCCAAATCGCCCTTGGTTTCCAGCCCCGGCGTGGTGTTGTCGTCGTAATCAGCCATTTATTCCCCAAGGCGCTGCATGGTGCGGCGCTTGATGATTTCTGAGATAGTCAAATCGGTTTCGTAGCGCGGCTTTTCTTTGGCCGGGCTTGGGGGCGCAACTTCTTGCATCACCTGACAACCGTATGAATAGCCGTCGCCATCGTGTGAGGCCCAATCATGCAAAGGCTCACTAGAAAACGTCTTTGTCTGTTCGTTGTATTCGTAAGACCATGAGCGCAAGCCGTGTATGCCGCGCTCACAGTTCGTCTCATGGAACGCAACCTTGGGCGTAAGCTGCCTGGCAGCGTTTACCCGGTCAGCCTTACTTGTCATACGGACAATGCGTACTTTGTCCCACCCAAACTTGAGCGCGAATGTTTCTTCTGCACTACGCTTGGCGGCGAACGACTTGGCTTTAGCGTCGTGCGGCATCCACACCCGTCCTAGCTTCTTCCCTGCTAGCCGTTTTTCGATACGCTCGCACCACTCGTCGGCATCTATACCCCAACCGCCGTCGTAGTCGATGATGTGATAACCACCAACCACCGGCTGCCAAAACCACCATGTTGCTGTATCCCTGCGGCCAAGGTCGCAGCTAATCTCAATCGGCGCACCATTGGGGTCATACTCGATGCTGTCACTTATCCGGCCTTCTCTTTCGGCCTGAGTAATGGACTTCGCCAAAATCGCGCCAAGGTTGGCTGCATCAAAAGAGCATTCGTATTCCTGCTCAAACTTCGCCAAGCCGTAATCAGCGCCAAATTCAGCCATGTAGGCCAATTTCTCGGCCTCTAACTGCTCGGCGGTAAATACTCCTGTATCAGTCGCCCTCAACACCTGCGCGAACGAACCCGGCGTCTTTTCAGCCGCCTTGAGCGTGGTGTATGCGTGATTCCTGCCGCGTGAAGTTGAGATGAACAACTGCCACCCGCCATTTTCGAGCAGGATCGGGCGGAGGTACGCCCTGGCCGTAGGATTAGCCAAGGCCCACTCGGAGTAAACAATGCCCGCAGGGGCAGAGCCTACAAGTGAGTTAAAGTTGTCAGAGCCAACTACCTGCCACGATGACCCGTTTTTAAACCGGATCATCATTTCGGTGTTGTTGGTGGACTCCCTTAGTTCATGCGGGAACGCCTCATCTATCCGCAGCGTCCCGGTATGCGGGTTGACAGCCGACCAGATGGCCTTACGGGCTTGTGCGGCTTCTGGCAACATATGCCAGTAGTTCGCCACCCGCTCAAATGCGGCACACGCTGCACGGTGCAAGCAAATCTCATCCTTGCCTGCCCTGCGATGCCAAACCAGCTCAGCGTGCCTGCCTCCGCGCTCCAAGTAATCCCATGCCGGCCTTTGGTAATCGCGTGGCGTCCAGTTATTTGGGAGTCTGATCGTCGGCAAACTTAACCACCTGCACCACCAACGGCCCGCCATCGCCTCCAGTAATGGCTTGCGGTGCCTTTCCGTCTATCCTGTCGCCAAGCTCACGAATAGCCCAAGGCTTACCTTCTTCGGCTTCAGTCAATAGCTTTTCAGCAATCCGCCGCAATCTATCGGCGTCAGATTGGGCAATCGCCCGCTTGATTGTATTTGCCCACAAGCGATTGTTTACGCTTGAGTTTTCGTTACCTTCGGGTGCTCCTGCCATCCCCTCACAACCGGGTTGCCGGTCGCCTCGTTCATGCTGCGTGTTAGTGCTGGTTGACCTGTTCCGCACCATTGAGGCCGACGCCTGACCGGGATTTTGTGCGCCGTTCAACGGAAAGCCATCCGGGACTGACCCGGAATCGCAACCAACACGGCTGGCGATTGCCGTTCAGTACATTTCGGCTTACTGCGTCACTCGTCCGTGTTTCCACGCGACAATCGCCATGCGTGTTGGCCCTTTTTTCAGGGCGAGCAATCCCGCCAAGGAAGCGGGCCGCTCTTTATCTCTATATGCTGCCCGGATTTACGGGCTGCTACTTTCGAGTGGTTATACGCATATTAGCAAATTTTGGCGTTTGTCAAACCATTTCGCTAATTTTTTATTAGAGGGCTTGGCCTATTAGCGCCCGCCGAAAAATAATTGCAAAAAGCTCTTGCGTTCTTTTGTTTCGTGTGTATAATTCAACTCATGGAAGCAACGTTGTTTCCGGTCCGCGCCTCGGGAGATCAGGGGTAGGAGTCCAAAATGTCCAAGACCATCACTGCCAACGTCCCCGCTCGCAAGATCACCTGGGGCGGAAAAACCCAAACCTACATCGCGCATTGAGGAGAGGCCCAATGAACACCCTTGAACGGCATCCGGATCTCAAGAACAAGATTTCCAAGGACTCGGCCGCGTGGTGTCTGGAACGCGGCTACACGGTCTACGCCGTGCGCAAGGATGGCTTTTGGCCTACGCCGATCGTGATTCTCTCTGTCGAGCACTTGAAGTGCTTTGACGGGCGATCCCACGACTTCTACCAAGGGGCATAGCACTCGCTGAAAGCGCTTGGCTTTACCCACGAACAGCGCGTTCATGACATCACCATCCACCACCACCAAGGAGCACGCCATGACCACGACCATCAAGCTCACCGACACCCAGCGCGAAGTCCTGAAGCTCGCCACCCAGCGCCCCGACGGCAACTGCGGCCTACTCCCGCACCTTTACCCAAGACGACCAAGGCCGCTGGAGCGAGCCTGAAATCGGCGCAATGACCGAGGCCGAAGTAATCGACATCTGCATCAAGGCCACCAACTGGGCCGAGATCAAGGCGGCCCATTTTCCGATGCACGGTTTCCACGCTTAATAGGAGGCGGCCATGACCCATAACAATCGTGGCCGCCTCACCGTCGCCCTGGGCGGCGCGTGGCGGCTCTACAGCAACACCATCCCGACAGGTAGCCGGGCGCTTGGCACCATCACCCGCGACATCGGCGACACCGGGGCGCTGGTGCAGATCGAGGCAACCGGCCTCTTTGTGCAAATCAACGCTGGGGCAGTTCGCACGCTGCCACAGGCCAAGGTGGCAGCGGCCATTGAAGCAGCGCGCGCCGGGTCGCAAGGCGGCCCTGGTCGTGGCCAGGGTGCCAAGGCCGCCGACGGGGCGACGGGCCTCAAGCGGGTCAATGTCAGCCTCGACGAGGCTAGCATTGAGGCCCTGCGCCAGTTCGGCGATGGCGAGTTGTCCTTGGGTATCCGGCGCGCTGCTGCTCATATCAAAGCCCTCTAACAAGGCGGTCAAGTTCGCTCCACTTCGTTCCGCTGGGACGTGCCTGACAGCCCGCCCCTTACCTCATTGTTCGGCGTCATGCCAGCGACGCCAGCGTGTAATCGCCGAGGTTGACGACGATGTATCCGTCGTCGGTTTCATGGCTCACCGCTTCGCCATGCCAGCACAAGTGCGCAATGCAGTCGCGCATGTGGTCATCAGCTTGGCATTGTGGTATCGCAAACTCGTCGATTCCGCTGGTGGCCTCGCCTTCGCAGCGGATCAGCTCTTCCGCCGCCATGCTGGCTATACGGTGCGCCCGGTCGTCGGCCATCTTTTCGGCCAGTTCGCGCATCTTTTCGGCCAGTTCGCGGGCAATTTTCTGTTCTGCGTTCATGGTCAATACTCCACGCCTAACCCGTCATTCCAGCGGACGGGCGAAAAGCCCGCCCGCCCCTGAATTCAAGCGTTACCGCAGCTTGTTTTTAAGCCCCACCTGAATCCACCCAATCGCCGTATCCGCCCGCTCGTGCAATTCCCGGTAAACCTCCAGCATTTCCCCACGCTGGCGGATCGGTTCGCGTCCTGTCCCCTGGCAATGCGGGCATTGCTTGTCCGACAGATAGGGCGTTCCATCCGTCACCACGAACTTGACGCCTTTGCACTTGCTGCACACGTCGTTGAGCCATGCCGACAACGCCTGCACCCCTACCCGGCTGGCCTTCTCCGGGTTCAGCGTAGACCCGGCGCGCATCCGGTTGGTCATTGAAACACGCGCCCAGCGGATGAACAGGCTTTTGGCTGCGGCCAGCTCTGCGGCGTCGTTGAGGATTTTTACCCGGAACAGGCTCATATGGCCGGGGTGCTTGATTGCGGCAAGGCCGGCAGCGCCCAGCACGTCCACGTCGCATGTGTGCTCGTAGTGGCGTAGATCGCCGGAGACTTCGGCTCGGGCCAGCAGGTCGAGTGCGCTCATGTGTTCCCCTTTGTGGATAACTTTTTTATCGTGTCCGCCAGCATGTCCAGTTCGTCCATTTTCATGATGCGCAGCATGGTTTGATCGCCGTGGACGCCCTTGGGGCCGGTGTGACAGCCAGGGCAGAGCGGTACGGCCAACCAATTTGATGCGCGCTGGCTCATGCCCTGGCCTTCGCGGATGTGGTGAACATGCACGGGCGACTCGCCGCACAGGCAGCACGGCAGGCTTGCCACGCGGTCTAGATGCTGACGCTCGGCTTTGGTCATGCGGCCACCATGTCGGCAAACTCGACGCCATGCTCGGCCCCAAAGGCCAACGTGTACTCGATCAGGCTCGCGCCCCTCGTTTTGCTCATGCTTGCCGTGCTTTCTCGGATGTTCACAAACTCACCTTCCAGCCCCGGCACAATCTCCGCACCATGCTTAGTTGCTACAGCATGACCAGACACTAGCAGCACCTTCCATTCGTCAGCCGTGCGGCGTTTACCGGCCCATTCAAGCCCTGCGCGTGCAATGTCTGAGCACAAGGCGTGAAACTTGGCATTTTGCTCAAGGCTTCTAGTCGCCGGCTGAACCTTGACGACGTAGCCATCCGGCGCGGACTGGATCGCGGCCACAGCGCGGCGGCGGGCCTCGGTGTGGGACAGGACGAAAAGCTGCTTGGTCATGCGTCCTCCTTTGCCATCGCCCTCCTTTGCCATCGCCGAAAAGCACGTTTCGGCGTTCTCCAGGTCGCGCCGTGCTGCTTCCTTGGCGGCTTCGTATTCGCCAAGCTCGCGCAGGTTGTAGCGCAGGGCGACGGCCTCGAAATCAGCCACGAACTGCTTACTCGCCATCACGCTTTTGCCTCCATCCATACCACGCCCCCATAACCGTGTACTCGATTCGCCACCACAGCCGCCCCACCCTCGCCCACATGGCGCTCCCTCTGTTAGTTCACCCAAAGACCCCCTACCCCACAGCGCGGTGAGATAAGGGGCTAGTTCACCCTCGATAAACGAGATTCCCGATGCCACGGATTTGGTGTCGTTACCGTGTGCCCTCGACTTCGGGATACGACCAGTCGCCAGATTCTTTCGGATTTGCACCGTCTCGCCCAACTTCAGCGGATTACTGGTAGCCCTGTTTGCGGTGTGAGCCGGGCGTTCGCTCATGCTCGATTAGCGCCTCGCCCGCTTGGCGTTCAAAAAGTTTCGCAACTCCATTCCTGCGGCAAACGTGCCGCGTGATTGGTGATAATCGTTGAAGTCCCATCCCTTCTCGGATGGCATGTAATAGGGCAAGCCGGTCGCCTGCGCGACCTTCTCGCCAGTCTTTGATTCGTCGTTATCTGCCACCACAAACCCGCGCTTTGCCATGCGCTGAAGATTCCCAGCCGAAAAGCAGGCATGTACCCGGCATTGCACCTTCATCGCCATCAGGGAGGCATGGATGGAAAGCGCCGTGGCGTAGCCTTCGCACCACACATCGACGCCGCCCGTGCCGATGACAAACTCCGCGCCGTTGGTTTTCTGGCCGCGCAGGAACTTCTTTTCACCGTCGCGGCTGATAAGCTGACAGCCGACAATTTCCCTGTCGGCGCGCATTGGGATAACAAGCAGATTGGTTTCGCTGTCTGGATACCAAACAAGCCCAGGCATATCGCGGAAGCCCTTGCTGTCCAGATAGGCGTGCTGTTCGTACTTAGCATGTTTGATGATGGCTTTGGCCTTGCCAGTGGCTTGCTGCTGCGCGTGCTTACGCTCCATCGCCTGAGCAAGTCTTGATGCCTCCATGCGCAATTTCATTGCATGGGTTTCGGAAAGCGTCATCGGGCGATCATCGCGCCATGTCACGCATTCGCTCATTTCCGCCCAATTCTGCACATGGGCATAATCGCCATCGAAGAAATACGCGCCGTTCTTACTGCGCGGGTGATCCTTCGTCGGCACGCGCACCCAACGGCCCGCTTCGATGCGGTCAACAATAAGTCCATGTGCGGCGGCAAAATCGACGAAGTTCATGCGGTCTTCCTAGATGCCTTGCGATAGGCAATGTTTGCGCGCTGCAGGTAGCCGACGCACTCGGGCAGAATCTCGCCCGGCTCTTTTTTCCAACGCGGATCGACGCCGAACTTCTCGCGGTAAAGGTGATATGCCCGGTTTTCGTTCTTACCCCGGCTGCGCAGCAGGGCAATCATTCCCTGATACCACTTGCGCTTGTATTCGGAATCGAACCGGCCTTTTTCTGCATCCAGCTCGACAACCTCGCCAGCCTTGGCAATCACTTCGTTATGTCGCACTCGCGTATGGCCGCAGTGCAGGCAAATGTCCGAGCGCCCAGGCCACAAAGAACCACAGGACGGACACTTGGCTTTTTCCTTCTCTTGTTTGGTCGGTTCCTTGCGCGGCTTTTCCTTGCCGTCCGAAAGTTCCGAAACGCCCTCGGCGTACAGGGCATCCCATTGATCGCGGAACCTCAGATAGTTGCCGGAATGATCGAGCCAAACGGCAAAATCCTTGCCTGGATGGCTCCGCATCACGCGCCCCATCTGCTGCACATGGCTGGAAAAAGACTTGCTGAACGGGCGGGCCGACACGCCAATCATCACATCCGGCACATCAAAGCCCTTCGTGAGAATGTCGGTCGCAATCAGCCCGTGAATGGTGGTATCGGGACGGCTGAAATCCTCGACAGCCTGGCGCTTAAATTCGTCGTCGTCGTTGTAGCTGATCGAGACAAAGTTATATCCAGCCTCGGCAAACTTGTTGGCAAGATCGGCCCCATGCGCCACGCCAGCGGCAAATACAATCGTTTTGCGAGGCCCGCCAAATACTTCATGGGTTTTTTTGACCCATTCAGCAACAACATCGCCGGTAATCTTGATGCCGCGCTCGGTGGCGTCTTTCTGGCTCCACTCGCCAGCAACCTTCTTCGCACCTTCCATGTCGATTTCTTGCGCCACAAACACGCGAAGCGGGGTCAACCATCCCTGCTCGACAAGTTCCTTGGTCGTGGTGGCGGAGACAACAGCGGTGTAAGTGTTCGCCAGTCCATCGGTGAACGGCGAGGCAGACAACCCAACGACACGGGCGCGACTCTTGCGCGCAAATTCCGTAGTATCACGGCGCTGCGCATGGCATTCGTCGATGATGACAAGATCGCATTCAGGGAATGAACCGCGAGCCTCCAGCGTCTGCGCGCTGCATACCTGGATTTTCTCGGCAGGACGGTAACGCCAATGCCCGGACTGCAAAACGCCGTGGTCGATGTAGTATTTACCAAGGCGCTCGCTGGTCTGGTTGCATAACAGGATGCGATCAAGCACCATCGCCGCCCGGTTTCCCTTCTCGGCTGTCGCATTCATCAGCGCGATCGCCAATTCTGTCTTGCCGAATCCGGTCGGCCCATACAACAGCACGGAACGATGCCCGGCGCGAAACGCATCGCGCAGCAGGTCAAGCGCCTTTTGCTGTAGGGGGCGAAGTTGCAGCATGTCAGGCCATCGCACCCATGCTGCGCAGCTTGTCGATTTCCTTGCGCTGCATCTTCACCTGGCGCATCAGTTCTTCATTCTTGCGCATCAGGCTGTCACGGCTCACTGTGACAGCCTCAAGCGTGGCGGTCAGCGTCTTGATTTCTGCGCGAAGGTCTGAAATCAGCTTGGCCGTGTTTTCCTGTTCTTCCTCGGGCGCACCGCGTACCGCAAGCATGTCCTGAAGGTCGGCAATCTGGTCGCGCAGTTCGTCAGCCTCGGTATATTCCGGGGCAGGTGCGGGTGTCGTTTGCCCTAGCTCGATTGCCTCTTTTTTAGGCAATTCAAAAACAACCACCGCGTCGTTATTGGGTTTGACGGGAGGGGTGCCAACAGTTGGCACCTTGTCGGCATACTTTTTCGCCTGTCCATCAAGTTCATTTCTCAGCTTGTCAACAAACTGCGGCGTTACGTGGCAATGCTTGGCAATCTGCCTATTGCTCCATTGCGTCCACTCCTTGTCGAGCAGCAAAACCAAAACAGACTTGCGCTTGTCGGCATTGGTCAAGCGCATCCCATGTGTGCCGTTGGCACCTGCCGAAAACAGCACTGCGTCACGTTTCGTGCCTTCGCGCACGTCAGCCAAAATATCCAGCAATTCAGCGGCGCGGCTGGCATGGAAACGATGAAATCCATCAGCCAACCAATAACGAACACCATCAAAAAACAGCGTCACAGCCGGAAACTTGGCCCCGCAGCGCATCGCTTCGGCATACTCGGCAACGATTTCCTCGTTGATTTTTTCGCGCTGCTGTGTACCGCCGTCGATTGCAATGTCTTTAATGTTTACCGACTTCATTCCTCGATCCCCTTCGATAGACGCACCTTCACCGCGCCGCCATTGCGTACTTCGTCGGACAGCCACGGATGGATGCGGAAACGTTTGTCATCAAGCCCCAGCGCCTGCGCCACGCCATCGCGGCCCGCCTTGAATGCACTGATGGCGTTGTCGTCATCCCTGCGGCGACGGTCAGGCGGATAAAACGTGATCCACGCATGAACCACGCCATCCCAATCCACGCGCACCCCTGCAGCCTTGGTCAGCCAAGCGCAGTTCTCGCGGTACAGCTTCACGGCGCGATTCTTGACGGCCCAATGAATGCGGGCATTGGGTGACAATTCCTTCGGCGGCCAGGGGAGCATGATTTCCATCAATCGCCCCGCCCTTCGCCTGCCGCGTGCTGATCCGGCCAATACCAGGCCGGAATCGCGTCATCGCTGCCAACCTCACGCACGTAGCGGGTGCAGTCAGCCTCAAGCGCAGGCGATACAGCAAGCCCATAGGTGCGGCACAGGCGCTGCCCGTCAGCCGTCTTTTCGGGCTGCATCAGGTGGATACAGGCGGGGCAGTTGGGATTCATCTACTTTTTGAACAGGTCAGGCCGGATGCAACGGAAATACTTGAGCCACGGCTTAGGGATTCCGTTTTCGCGCCAGTTTGTGACCGATGGTTGCTTGATCTCGCACAATCTGGCGACGGCTGATGTACCGCCCATCGCGTCAATAATGCGGGATGCCGTTTTCTTGTCTTCGTCGGATGTACTCATGGAAAACATTATAGACAAAACTAAACGCTGTGCAAGTCGAACGAATCAAAAATAATGCTTGCTATTTGTTTAGGATAGGCTAACAATAACAAGGCGTCAATTAACCACTGAGGGAAGATATGGAATATCAGGAATTTATCAAAGAGAAGGGATTTGTCGATGTGCCTACAGGTCATGTCATTACGCTGGATCAAGTAAACACTGCGTTGTTTGACTTTCAAAAGGTGCTCGTGAGATGGGCTGTCGGTCGTGGGCGTGCCGCCATCTTTGCGGATACTGGCCTAGGCAAAACCGCCATGCAGACGGAGTGGGCACGGCAAGTAAACAACCACACAGGAAAGCCCGTTTTGATTTTGGCCCCGCTTTCTGTTGCCCATCAAACCGTGCGCGAGTGCAAGAAGTTTGGCATTGACGCAGAGTACCATCGCAGCCATCCCGAATCTGCGAATGGCATCATCGTTACAAATTACGAGATGATGGATCGTTTCGATCTATCTAAATTTTCCGGTGTTGTCCTGGATGAATCTTCAATACTGAAGTCACACGACGGCAAGACGCGAACCGCCATTCTGGAAGCAACCGCAAAAGTTCCCTATCGTCTTTCGTGTACCGCAACCCCGTCACCTAATGACTTCATGGAGCTTGGCAATCAGGCTGAATTTGTCGGAGTGATGAGCCGCGAGGAAATGCTGGCTATGTTCTTCATCCACGATGGCGGAGATACGGCCAAATGGAGGCTGAAGGGACACGGTGAGGAGAAGTTTTGGGAATGGCTATCAACGTGGGCGGTTGTTATTCGCAAACCATCTGATCTTGGTTTTGATGATGGAGCGTATAACCTTCCGGCGTTGCATATTCATGAACACATTATCGAAGTAGACCGCCCAGCGCCCGGCCAACTTTTCGCCCTTCCTGCTGTTTCGCTGAACGAGCAAAGGGCCGCAAAACGCGAATCTATGGAAGACAGAGTTAATGCCCTGTCTGCGCTGGTAAACAGTTCGTCTGACCCGTGGCTGGTTTGGTGCCACATGAACGACGAAAGCGATGCGCTTGGCAAGGCGATCCCCGATGCTGTGACCGTATCAGGCTCAGACTCAATTGAGCACAAAGAATCTGCGATGGATGGATTCACCGACAAACAAACACGAGTCCTGGTTTCAAAGCCGTCTATTTGCGGTTTTGGGATGAATTGGCAGCATTGTAATAACGTGGCTTTCGTTGGTCTGGATCATTCGTTCGAGTCGTTCTATCAGGCCATTCGCAGATGCTGGCGATTTGGACAAGACAAAGAGGTTAATGTTCATGTCTATCTGTCAGACGTGGAAAGACCGATTCTTGACAATATCAAGCGCAAGGAGCGGCTGCACAACGAAATGAGCGCACGCATGGTTCAACACATGCGCGACTTTATGCACAGGAGAATTTTCGGAATGGAAGCAGAAAAATCGGAGTATGTCCGCGATGTGTGTTCAGGTGAAAACTGGACTGTTCATCTCGGTGATTGCGTAGAAGTTGCCAGCGAGATGGATGATGGCTCTATCGACTTCACCGTGTTCTCGCCGCCGTTTGCCAGTCTATATACCTACAGCAACAGCGACCGAGACATGGGTAACTGCAAAGGTAATGACGAGTTCCTGCGACATTTCGGATTCCTTGTGGATCAGCTTTATCGCATTACCCGTGATGGTCGTTTGTGCTCGGTTCATTGTATGAACCTGCCCACCAGCAAGCAGAATGACGGATACATCGGTATTCGTGATTTTCGTGGGGATATTATCAGGCTGTTTCAATCGAAAGGCTGGATTTACCATTCCGAGGTTTGCATTTGGAAAGACCCCGTAACGGCCATGCAGCGCACCAAGGCGCTCGGATTGCTACATAAGACAATCCGCAAAGACTCCAGCATGAGCAGACAGGGTATCCCTGACTACCTTGTGACCTTTCGCAAGCCGGGCGATAACAACAAGCCTATCTCACATACGCATGATGAGTTCCCGGTCGATATGTGGCAGCGTTACGCATCTCCGGTATGGTTTGACGTTAATCCGTCGCGCACCCTGCAATACCGGGCAGCTCGTGAAAACGAGGATGAGCGGCATATCTGCCCGCTTCAGCTTGATGTGATCGAGCGCGCAATTGAGCTTTGGTCTGCGCCTGGTGATATGGTTTTTTCTCCGTTTACCGGGATTGGGTCCGAGGGGTTCACCGCCATCAAGATGGGCCGCAGGTTCGTTGGATCTGAACTGAAGCGGAGTTATTGGGATTTGGCTTGCAAGAATATTGCATCAGCCGAAACTGAACAGCAGGACCTTTTCGCATGACCCGCGACGAGTGGAAAATCCGCGCCGCTGAACTCGCAAAACGCGGGTTTGATCTGCCGCATACCAAGGTGCCACCGCTCGCCGTGGTGGCGATCCGCCAGGCCGCGAAGAAGCGCGAAGAGATGCGGCGCGAGATTAACGACAAGTATTCAAATTCCGCCCTTGCAAAACAGTGGGGGGTTCACGTCCGGACAATCGAGAAGATTCTGTCTTACGAAACCGCGAGGCATGTTCCATGAGCGCACTGATAGCATCCTTTTCGATTGTGTTTTTACGCGCCATGCAACAACAGAACGTGATCCACGGGCGCTATAAATCCGCCGCACTCACCAGCTACCTGATCGCGCTAGCCGAGGTTGGCGTCGTTTTGATCGTCGTGCAAAAAGGCTGGCCGGCGGTTCCGTGGGTTGGGACTGGCGGGGCGATAGGCGTTGTTTTGGCTATGTACGTTCACAGAAAATTTTTTACGAAAAAGGCTTGATTATTTGTTAGGCTTGGCTAATAATAAATCAACCCCGCACAACGCGGCTAATGAGGACAAAACGATGAACAACCGTATGCCCTGCATCACCGATTCGGACGAGTTCCGCTACCCGGAAGAAGACCGCTCCAGAAGCGTCGAGGATTACGCCGACAACCTG